CATCGCCAGAGCCTGCGCCCCGAGAAGGTAAACCGGTGTCACCTCGGCAGTGCCCGACGCCCCGATGTTCGAATAGATCGGGATGTCGTCCACTTCCTTGATGATCGCGCCGTTCCAGTGGATGTCGCCACCCTCGAACAGCTTCGCGGCCTCGGCCTGGACGTTGGTGATCGCCAGAACCTCGGTGTCGATCGAATCCCGCAGGTTCTTGAACGCATAAGGATTGGCGAGCACCACGTAGTAGCGCTTGCCGTCCTTTTCGTCGCGGATCGGGCGGATTTTCGGGTTGGCGGTCTTGGCCTTCAGCAACATGCCGTCCAAGGCGACGTTGGTGAAGAGATCGTTGGTGGTGTCCAACTGGGCCAGATCGGCTGACAGATCGGTGCCCGAACCCACGCCCGCGCCGAAGTAAACGCGGTCTAGGTTGTTCACCAGCCACGCATCGCCAATCGCCGCGGTGCGGTTGACGAACGCCAGGCTGTTGGTGCCGGTGCTCGCCAGCGAACCAAGCTCGCGGATGAACGTATCGCGGGTGTATTCATTGGCCCACGTCATCAGCGAAGCGCGCGCTGCATCGCGAAGGTCGATGGCGGATTTGATCTCCTCCATCTCCGCAATGCGAACGGCATTACGAACCTTGTCGATGTAGATACGCATGGACCGACTGGCCAAATCCTCTTCGTTGCCTTCGAGGACGTTGGAGCCGGTGGTTGGCGCGTTGGTCAGCCGGTTGACCAAAGCAATGGAAATGGAGTCACCAGTTCCCTTGCCGAGGTTTTCCTTGAGCTGAATGATCGAGGTCTCGTCCGTGCCGTACATTTCACGGAATGGACCCTGTTGGATGTACTGGACGAAGAACTTGTCGTCCCACTGCTGGGCGTTAAGGCCCGTTGCGACTACGGTATCCATTTAAGAGGTTCCTTCTGGCCCCCGAAGGGGCGCTGGGACGCGACGCCTCACGGCGTGGCATCAGTGTTGGCGACTATCTGATGATCTGGCTGAGCGGCGTCGGACCAGCCCATTCGGGACCAGTCCGTTGTCCAACCGAACCATCGGCGGCGGTTGTTGCAGGGAACTGTTGGCGCGGCTGAAATGCGGCCTTTGCCTCTTGCTCCCATTTCTGGCGTTCGGACGCGAGCAGGGCGTCGATCGAACCGTGACGCTCAATTTCCAGGGCAGTCTTTCCCCGCGAGTAAACGAACTCGCCGGGATCGGAGGCCATGGCCATCTCTTGCGCCAGTCTCGGGTTGAGCTGCACAGCCTGTTCAAATGCCGCGAACTTTTCAGGATAGTCTGCGTATTTGTCTCTGGCTGCCGCTTCCGAGAGGTTCAGTCTTTCGATGCGCTGTTCCTGTTGAAGCTGCTGGACAATTGAGCCCACAAGCCGTTCGTCCCTCCGCGCAAGGTGCGTGTCGGGATCGTCCCAAAATTCCGGGATTGGCTGCTGCGGCTTCATCGTCAGTTGCTGCTGCATCGCGTCCAAGCGACGCTCCAACTCCTGACGCTTGCGCCGTTCATCCTTGAGGGCGGCATATTCTGCCGGTGGCAGTTGATCGACTTGCTCAGCCGGCGGCGCTGACTCTGCTGCTGTCACGGCGGGTGCCGGTTCAGCTACGCCCGTTTCCTGCTTGGTGAACCGCCCATGCTCATCGCGGAGCCTGCCCGAAGGCGGGTCGGCAATGTCGCTGGGTGGATCAACGATGGTCGTCTGCTCCGTTGCCTCGGCAGTCGGCTCGTTCAGGATGTCGTCAATGCTCTGGTCCATTGTTGCCCTCATCAACGCCCGTTGTAGTCGGCGGCACTGTCACGCCCGAAGCCCGGCGGCGGCATTGACCATCCCCTTGCGAGGAAAGTTCAATCTCTGGTTGTTCGGTTAAGCGGCCTGCTTGTGGTCCGGCTGCAAAGCCTGCATCCGCTCGGTCTCAGCGCGGAAGCCGTCGATCTGGTTCTGCTCGCCCTCAAGGGCCACGCGCGCAGCCTCGATCGGGTCGGTCCCCTGCGGCTGTTCCGGCGCTCCAGCGGTTTGAGCGGTGGCAATATTCTTGGCCGTCTCGCTCTTGGTCTTTTCGATGTCCGCGATTGCTCCGGCCTTCTGAATTTCTGTGGCCTCTTGCTGCTGCTGAACCTGTTCCGACGGCGGTCCCTGGTTCATCTTCTCGATCAGCTTGTCCTTGTTGCGGAAGGACGATGCCTCGAACAATGCTTCCCACAGGATCGGCTGAATCTGTGGCGGTGCGGCGGGCATCATCTTGGCCAGCGTCTCGAACTGCTCGGCCTGAACCGATGGCGTATCCATGCCCTCATCGATCACGATATCCACGTCGAGTTCGTTGATGGCGTTGCGGACCTCAACCACCTGGTCCCCATTCTGCTGGACGAACATGCCGATAACCTGCTGGGCCTGCTGTTGCATGGCCATCGCCTGTTGATCGCCTTCCTGCGGCTGCGTTAGTGCGGCTTGGAGGACTTGCGGACCCACCAGTTGAGCCGCCTTCTTCAGCGCCTCCTGATCGCCCTCGGACACCTCTTGAGCTAATTGCTTGACCGTCACCTTCTGGTTGAGCCCGACAAAGCGAAGGTTGTTCTCGTCGTCAGTAATGCGAATCCACTTCTCGTCGGTCCACATCTGACGAATGCGGTTCCAGATGGAGCGATAGACGGCAATCGACAGCGACCTGAGCCGGTCGAACATGCGCGCGACTTCGACCATGCCGCCTTGCTGCTGGGCGAGAATTGCGCGTCCGCTAAGCTCATTCTCGTTCTTGCCGGCCAAGGCCGCGTTGGCGCCGAGCAAATCGATCTCGTTCTTGGCCTCTTGAAGCATCTCGAAATTGCCGCTCGCCATATCGTTGGTGGGCAGAATCTCGAAGTCGTCCTTGTCGCCCGAGATAATCCCGTCCGGCTTGGCCAGCTCCTTGCGGATTTTCTCCTTGTCCTCGGCCGACGACAGCCCAACGCGGGCTTGCCGCATCGTAATCAGGTGAAGACCCTTTGACCGGCGCTTGTTGATCTCGTCCTGCGGGCTAATCATCACCCTGACTGCACCATAGCGGTTGTTGTCCCGGTCCACGTACAGGCTCATCGCCTTGATCGGGTTCTCGGGTTGCTTGTCCTCATCCAGATACGGTGAAGGTGCCGGGTCTTCCAAATGCCCAAGGCGGGTGAACACGCACCGCAGCCATGTTCCGCCCTTCAGGTAGTAAAGCTCGACAACCCGAACTCTCCGACGCTTTGCGTCGCCCCACAGATCGAACTTGGGCTTGTCATCGTAGGTGTCGGAAGCGGTCGTTGAGCCCATCGTGCCTTCAAGAATGTCGCGCTTGTCCGGCCAGCGAGCCGCGGCGTCCTCAAAGTCGTACCAGGTGACGACCCCATCATAGCGCTTGTCAGCCAGGTCAGCCTTCGACGCATGAGGATCGTAGAAATAGCGGTCCCACGGGATCTGAAACAATGCCGGGTCCGGCCCCATCTTGCCGTTCTTGTGACCGACCATGATTGCACAGGTGCCCTCGATCAGCAGATCGTCCCATGCCGCAGAGCGCTTGTTGTCCCACGCCTCGTCATCGCAGACGTAGCGGATTGCATCGGTTGCCGCGTCGGCCGCATCCTCGTCCTTCGGAGTCCGAGGGAATGCCTTCGGGTCTTTGCGCTGCTGCTTCTCCAACCCCGACAGGTAATCGATCTTGCGCTGGATGCGGTTGTAGATGACCGGCGGCTGACCGCGCTTCTTCAGCTCCTTCTTCTCATCCGAAGAGAGCTGCTTGCCATCGAAATAGTCACGATCACGCTCAGCCAGCTTACGGGCGTCGGCGGTCGTTTGCTCGGCTTCCTCGAACATCCGGACGAGCGGCATCACGTCCGCGGGAGAGGCTACATCACCTTCCATGAGGCCTCCTCTTCGTCGTTCATTGCCCAGCGATCTCTTGGCTTGTCGGGCTTCTTCACGGTGACAATGGCTGGATGAGCCTGGTCGATCGCCCGTCCAATCAGCGAAGCCGTGTCCACTTCATCGTCATGCTTGCCGGCAGGGAAGCTCAGAAACTCACCCAAGTCCGCTTGCTGCTCGAAATACACGCGCCCCGACGCAGCCATTGCCTGAAACGATCTTGCTCTGGTTGGTTTGTCGTGGACGCTCGGCAACCACTCCAGCCGACAGAACACCTTGCGCTCACGCATACGGCGCTTGAGCATCGGTTCGATCGACTTCTGAATGACCCCGCCCTCACCGAACCACGCTAACGGCTTATGCCTGGCAATGAGGTTCAGCTTCTCTTCGATCCACACATCCGAGGTAGCCTGTCCGCGCCAGCCATCGACCCGGTAGATGCAGCCCGCAGCGTCAATCCCCCAAATCCGATGAACCGTGTAATCGCCATCGCCATCAGTGACCGCATAATCCGAGGTTCCATAGAGCCTGAGCGCGGGCTTCTCTTCCCATTCCTTGAACCACGTACGCTGAAAGAACGTGCCTTCATCAGGTTGCGGGTTCTGCTGAAATAAGCTCGACCAGAAGCGTGGCTGAGTATTGGCCTTGATCCGCTCCAGTGCCTCAATCGGATAGGCTTCGGGCCACAGCGCCTCGCCATCGTCATTGATCGCTGGCAGCGCGACCACTTCCCACTTGTCACCGCCGAAGTTTTGGCGATCAAGCAGGTACCCGCTTAAGTCTTCCTCGTGCATCCTATGGTTGATGATGACGATCGTGCCGTTGGGCTGGAGCCGGTTATAGACTGAGCCCTGGAACCACTCAATTACGCGTTTGCGTTGGATTTCGCTCTGGGCGTCTTCCATGCTGGAGAATGGATCGTCGATTATGAAATCGTCGGCACCCTTCCCAAGGATTTGAGACCCGACACCAACCGCGGCGAAAATTCCTCCATGATTCGTATGCCAGCGGCCTGCTGCTGTTGAATCCGCCGCGAGATGGACGTTGGGGAAGACACTGCGGAACTCCTCGGTCTTGACGATGTTGCGGACTTCCCGCCCAACGTCCGTGGCGAATGTCTCCGTAGCTGAAGCCGCGATGATCTGCCGTGTCGGGTTCCTGCCCAGGTTCCACGGTGGATAGCGCCTTGATGCCAGTTCGGTCTTGCCGTGCCGTGGTGGCAGCAACAGCATCAGCCGATCGATTTCGCGCCGCTCAACCCGTTCTAGCTGCTCAGCAACCAATCTGTGATGCGCGGCAGTCCGATAGCGAGCGTAAGTATGCTCGGTGAACTCAATTAGGCTCCGCTCGCACCGCTCCCTCTCCGCCAGCCGCGACTTTGCTTGCAACAAGCGCAAGCGTTCGCGCTTCAAGGTCAGCAAGTCGCTCGTCGAGCTGTTCGGGCGTAAGATCGTTGTAATCGTCATCCGTGTCGTCGCTCACCCTTGGCAGGATTGCAGTTGCGGTTCTGAGATAGACATCGGGCTTTTCCTCCCGAACCTTGGCAATCACGGCAGAACCGTTCTCTTCCCAGTCCTTCAAGAAGTCGCTGACGAACCTTTCCGAGAACCGGCAGCGCGCGCCTTTCGGACGACCAGCGGGATTTCCCGATTGGCCAGGCTGCCACGCAGGCCGAAGTCCGGCTTTAGGCGATGCATTCTGTGGTGTTTGTTCACCGCTCATCTCAGCACTCATCATCATAGCGTGTCGTTGAACTCGTGCAGGGAACGCCTTTGACCTTGGAGCGGAGATAATCGATCACTGTCTCTCCGCTGCTCAGAACCGCGCTGACCTTAGTGTAGAATGTTCCCTCTTGGGTTGCGGTGAGGAAGAAGTTGATGTCGAGCCCGCTTGGCGATGGGGATTCGATCGTCATGTTGTCGTTGGTCACAACAACCGAGCTGATCGAGTTGGTTCCGGCAGCTCCTGAGATATTGCACGAGACGCGGCGCTTTTCACCGATGCGCAGATCCGGCGTTTCGTTGGGCTTTAGCTGCATATCACGTCGAGATTGTCAGCCGAGAACAACGGCGTTGCACCAACTTGCATGATGATCGAGGACGTAAGCGCTCCGTAGAACAGCAGCTTTCCGGCGCCCGAACTCGCGGTTCCAATGCCAACATGGGTCAGATCGCTGCCAGGCGCCGCGGTGCATTGCCCGAACGTGATGTCCGCGTCGTTGTCGCTGTCACCGCTTGCCGCGGTCCAGCCTGTGTTGTCGCGGTTGATCGGCCGGCGCGCGTAACCCGTGTATCCAGTCTCGCTGGTGTTCTGGCTTCCTGATGTTCCGGGGCTTGCCGTGTGAAGGCTGACGTAGAGCGTGGTCAGCGGAGATGACGCAGCGTTGTCCGCGATGTTGGCGATTGCTGTCCCTTCGAGGATCAGGGCCAGCAGCTCGTTGGCGAAGGTGGTGGTTACACTCATCTTGCGCCCCTAATGTTAAAGCTCTGAGGCAATGCCGAGAGCGTCCATTCTTCCTTCAACGCCCGCAGATTGAAACTCTCGGGCAAAGCGCTGATCCGGATCGGCTTACCGGCGATGAACAGCGTCGATGTGCCGCTGAACGTAATCCCGATATTGGCACGGATCGCCTGCTTGACGGACAGCGCTGGCGATAGGGTGAACGTAATTCCAACACTGGCCTGGAGCGGGACGAAGGCGCCCATCCGGCCACTGACTGCAAATGACAGCCCGATCGAGGCCGACATCGCCGCGGCAATGGCA